GATGCAAATTGCTACGCAACAAGCACAGCAAGCCTCTGCGGAAGCAGTAGAGCAGGCCCGTGCATCCGCCAATGCAATCCAGCTGGCTAACGACCGCTCCGCTGCGCAGGCCGCAGCCGATCAACTGAAGCCAGTAGATCAAGCTGAGGCTGACGTGCAGCTCGGTGGCAAGTCTGACTCCGCTACTGCCCGCCGCAAGAAGTTCAACACCGCATCCGTGGGTGCTGGCCAAGGTGGCCCGGCAATCCGCATTTGAGGTGACGCATGAACTACGACCGCTCAGCTAAGCAAGAGTTCGACGCACAAGACGGTATGCGGCAGGTGATGATCGACCGCTTTGAGCGGCTGTCACAGCTTACCATCCCGTCGATTCTGCCTGACGAGGATTATCAGGCAGAGCAGGACCAACTTACAAACGGCTTCACCAGTCTTGGGGCGCAGTGCGTAACGCACCTAACCAACAAGCTGATGAACGCTATGTTCGCACCATCCCGCCCGTTCTTCCGACTGGGCATGGACAACAACCTGCTCAAGGAACTGTCCGACAAACTCGGCGTTGCTGAAGGCGAGATCACCGACGCACTGGCCCAAGGCGAGCGCGATGCGATGGCCGAGCTGGAGCGCGAGGGCTGCCGGGAATCCCTGTACGAGGGCATGGCACATCTGGTCACACTGGGCAACGTCCTCATGGATATGTCCGGCGACACGCTGGTCTTCACAGGAGTTCGTGACTACACCGTTCGGCGTAATGCCAAGGGTGTGACCACTTGCCTCGTCATCCGCGAACAGGTCCGCTTTGAGGACTTGGAGGAGGATGCACAGAAGAAGTACAGCGAAGCCCGTGGCGCCTGCGACTACGACAAGGAGGTCTGCACCTACAAGATGGTCAAGCTCGTCAAGGGCATGTACCGTGAATCCTTCTGGGTAGAAGACGTGAACCTCGGTGAGGATTACGTCGGCAAGTACAAGCCTGAAAACGTCCCGTACCGTGCATTGACGTGGCGCCTGCCGCTGCGCCAGCACTATGGCATTGGCCGTGTTGAGGAGTACGCAAACGACTTCGCCACTAACGACCAAGTTGCAGAGGCTACCGCTGACGGCGCGATCCTCGCCTCTCAGTTCAAGTGGCTGGCCAACCCCGGTGGCATGACTCGCCCTGAGGACATGAGCCTGTCGAAGAACGGCGACGTGATCCCCGGCATCAAGGGTGACCTTGAGCTGGTGTTCGCCAACATCGGCCAGCAGCTACAAACCATCCTCGCCATCGGCAACGACTACAAGCAACGCCTCGGCGCTGGCTTCCTGCTGTCGTCCGCCGTGACCCGCCAAGCTGAGCGTGTGACTGCCGAAGAAATTCGCATGCAGATCATGGAGCTTGAGGGCAGCCTCGGTGGTGTGTACAGCCGACTGGCACTCAGCATCCAAGGCCCACTCGCTGGGTGGCTGCTGAAGAAGGCGAAGGTCAACATAAAGGGCACCAAGATCAAGCCGGTGGTAATCACTGGATTGGACGCACTGTCCCGCAACGGCGATCTGGAACGCATGCGTGCATTCCTAGGTGACGCTGCTGCACTCGACGGCATCCAGCCTCAAACCCGTTCGATCCTCAACGCTGACAACATCATCAGCGATATGGCGGCGGGCAACGGTGTGGACAAAGGCCGGTACATCCTGTCTCCTGAGCAACAGCAGGCGAACAACGCCGCGCTGCAATCGCAAGCCCTACAACAGCAAGCGGCCACGAACACAGTTGACGCCGCTACTATCCCACAAGAGAGAGCATAATGGCTGAAGAAGTCGTAACAACCGAAGGTACACAACCCGCTCCAGTGACCCAGCCGGTGGTTCAGTCCACCCCAGCCGTCACCACTGCGGAGCCTGACAAGGGCAAGCCAGCACCGGACAAGGTAGAAGCGGGCGAGCCTATTACCTATGAGGCGACAGGCGATGCCAAGCTGGACGTGGCGCTGTCGTTCTTCGGTCGTGCCGGTCTGGACGCTGAGCACCCTGCCATTCAGGCTGCGGTGACTGGCGACTTTTCCCTGCTGGCTGCCTATCTGGAGGAGAAGAATATCCCCGGTTGGCAATCGCACGTCAAGCTGGCCGAGGAAGCTCACGCCAAGTACGCCGAGCAGAACGCTGCTGCGGAGACTGCAATCGTTGACGCGGTGTCGGGCGCTCTGGAGAAAGCAGGCTACACCAACGAGCAGTGGGGCGAGGCCATCGGCTGGGCGCGTGAGAACGCTGACCCACACGAGCTGGCCGAACTCAACGAAATGCTGTCGAAGCCGTTCTCGGCCAAGATCGCCGTGGGCTATCTTACTGGCCTGCACCGTGACGCATCTGGCGTGGAGTACACTCCGCAGAAGGGTGCAGTTAAGGAAGACGCGGGAGTCAAGTCGGGCCGTGTGGCTCAGGAGACTACCAAGATCACTCGTGCAGAGTTTGCACGGGAAGCCGAGAAGCTGTCGAAAGCTTACGGCGGGGGCGCCTACATGAACAGCCCCGAGTACGCAGCGCTCCGTAAGCGCGTCCAGTAATGAACTAAGCATGAGTCCCTGCCCTCGCTGGCAGGGATTTCGTGCGTCTGTTAACTGGCTCACTATATGGATACGGAAATTTCCGATCACCAAATCATTCTATGGAGAGTGCTCCCATGCCTCTTGACGCATATACCGTAACACGCCCCAACGCCAAGAACTTGGGCGGCGATCCGCTGGAACTCGTAATTGAGGAATTCACCGGCATCGTAGAAGGCACTATCCAACGCCGCTCCGTTACCGAGGGCTGGCTCCCAGTTCGCTCTGTTAAGGGCACTGCAACCGTAACCAACTACGCAGTTGGTGAATCGACTCTGCAAAAGATCATCCCCGGCCAAATTCCTGATGGCACCACTTCGGCGTTCAGCAAGAACTCCGTGACCATCGACCGCTCGATCATCGCTCGCGCCGCATTGCCAGAACTGGATACCTTCCAGACTGTGTTCGATGCCCGTAAGCAGATCGGCATGGAACACGGCAAGAAAATCGCCAAGCTGAAGGACCAATCGTTCCTGATCCAAGGCGTGAAGGCTGCCCTGTCGGCCAACTCCCCATACGGCACCCCGCTGCCTAACTTCACCGGTGGCTCGATCCAGACTCTGGCGGCTGCTGGCGACAAGCAAGACGCGGCCAAGCTGTACGACGCTTTCGGTGGCCTGTTCACCAAGATGGAAGCCAAGGACGTTCTGCCAGTTGACGACGACCTCGTGATCTTCGTCCGCCCTGACGTGTTCTACACTCTGTTGGATGCCGAACAGGTAATCAACGGTGAGTACGTCACCTCGGAAGGCACCTCGATCCAAGGTCACATCTTCAAGGCGTTCGGCGTTCCAGTCGTCTCGACCAACAACCTGCCTAACTGGGTTGAAGCCGAGGCCACTCCGGGCACCGTGTCCGCCATGATGGGTCCAGACTACGTTGGTGACTTCACCAAGTTGGTAGCTCTGGCGATGTCGCCAAAGGCTCTGTTGGCTGGTGCTAACATCGAACTGAAGACCAACGCATTCTTCGACGACCTGTCGAAATGCTACTTCGTCGATGCGTGGCTGGCCTACGCTTCCACCCCTGACCGTGCCGAGTACGCTGGCGCGATCTACATGCCGTAACAAATGAACCCCGCTTGCCTTAACCGGTGAGCGGGGTTTTTTGCGTTTCTGGAGAATCGTATGGCCTTCATCACTGAACTCGACATCGTAAACTCCTGCCTGAAGTCGATGGGCCGTTCGCCAATCAACTCATTAACAGGTGGTAGTCCTATCATCGCATCAGCACAAAACTCTATTCGCTCCGCCATGATGGAGGAGCAGGGAATTGGCTGGTGGTTTAACACAGAATTCTTGCAGCTCGACGCAGACACTGACGGATTCGTCTATGTTCCTGCCGACACGCTTGCCCTCGTAGTGGAAGCTAACCCGCCGTGGATGACCACTCGCGGTAGCCGACTGTACGACAACCGCAAAGGCGATTACTTCACTACCACAGGCAAGACCAAGGTAGTGCTAACCAGACTGATCCCACTAGATGATCTGCCGTATCAAGCGCAGCGCCTTGTGGAGACAAGTGCGGTACTGAACTTCCAAGAATCGTTCGACGCTGATCCTGAAAAGATCAACATTGCAACGGTTGCATATCAGAAAGCATTCGCCATCATCAAGTCAACCCACATTCGCGCTGTCGCTGCCAACATGCTTACGCAAGGGGCAGGCGGTCGCGGCACATACAGAACTCGCCGCATCTATGGTCGGGATGAGAGGTACTCATGAGTAAGGAAACCGGCTCGTTTGAGAGCCTGATTCGCGGCGTCTCCGAGCAGGTTCCGCATGACCGTTTTGTCGGCCAGCACTGGATGCAGGACAACTTTGTCTCCGACCCGGTGCGCGGACTAGCCCGCAGGCACGGCTCGATGGTTCGTTGGGAGAAGACCTTGACCGGTGTTGCTCTTACTGACGCTACTATCACTGACGCAACGTACTTCAAAGAGTACACCTTCTTCATCAATAGCGTCGAGTACAGCCTGATGTACCGGCCCGACCTTAAACCAGTCGGCTCGACTTTCCCCGGACTCATCTGCATTAACAAGGACACTTTCCAGATCATGGAAGTCCTTGTTAATCCGGCAGACGCTGCGGCAGTGACAGCTGCACTTAACGGTGGGATTGCTGCTGTTGGTAACATCGCCAAGTACCTGCTGTTGGCCCCAGTAAACTCACCTGCTACCTTGTCGCAAGTAAACAAGCTGGGTGAATTCTCTAACCAAACAGCCGTGTGGATTCGGCAAGGCTCGTACTCCCGTACTTATCGTGCTATCTTCACGAATGGCTCGGGTACTAAGCTTACAGCCTCATACACCACCGTGTCTAGTTACTACCCCGGCACACTCACGACTGCTGACATCCCAGCCACAGCCACGGACTATCAGAAGCAAGTGAACGACCGTGTGTACGCATACCAGACTGCGGTAAACCAATGGATCGGTACAGCCGCCGCTGACATCCAGCCAGCTAATATCGCCATCAAGCTCGCCCAGTCGCTAATCGCGGCAGGTGCAGTAACTGGCACGACCAACTGGCAGGGCGCACACTTGTACAGCTCCGACGCGTACTTCGTAGAAGTGGATGACGGCGGCGACGGCTCCAGCATGAAGGGTATCGCACAGGAAGTGCAGTCGATCAACGACCTCAGCCCGAACCACTGGGTCGGTAAGACTGTGCGGGTGCGGCCAAAGGGCGTTGGATCTAACGACGCATCTGGCGTATTCTACGTCACCGCTGTGGCCAAGGACAATACCGGCGTTGCCAACTACAAGGAAGTCATCTGGCAAGAGGGGCCGGGAGTTCAGCAAGTCCCAACCTTCATCACACTGATCGGTCAGATCATCGGTTCAAACCTGTACGTCGCAACCAACCAAGCGAACCTACAAGCCGTTACTGGTGACACCAACCAGACTCCGTACTCCAAGTCCGTGGCCGGCGACCTCGATTCGCAGCCTATCCCCGGATTCTTCGGTAAGCGGATTGACTACATCGGAAACTTCCAAGACAGGCTTGTGCTTGTATCAGGCTCAACTATTTGCATGTCGAAGTCTGGTGACTACTTCAACTTCTATCGGCAGTCCGCATTAACTGTGGCTGACGATGATCCGATTGAAGTATTCGCTCTCGGTTCAGAGGGTGACGTTATCACAGACGGTGTGATGCTAGACCGCTCGCTCC